TGACAGTCTCTGGGTTAAACCCTGTTATCTCATTATAACCTATACTAACATTACCCTCTATCTCTATAGGAGGCAGGTTAGGGTCTTGAGGTAGTTCTATAACCGGCGCCATCTCTACTTTTATAGTTTTATTTACTATAAAAGTAGTGTCCTTGACCGTAGTCATAGAGTAAGTTAGTTTAGTGAAGTTTTGTTGTAGATATGCTTTTGCATTATCATTAGCAAAAGTTATCCCCTCTGCTTCGGTATATATTGTACCTACAAGTATAGGGTCTCCGTTTTCATCTGTGTTCTCTTGCAGAGTTAAATCCACAATCTCTAATTTACCACCCTCGCTTATAATAAATACAAGCTCGTTAAAGTAATCCCCTACAATACCTCTATCATAATGATAAGAATAAACCTCTCTAAAGTCAGATGGGAAAGTTAAATCCGTAAGCACTCCGCTGGGGGTTTGTAGTCTTATAGGTCTTGATGGGCTTCTTAAATGGGTACCATTATCTAAAGTAGGTACGACATTTATCATCTCTTCTACTTGATTAGAGAGGCGATAAATCGGGTCTTGTTGATTAACCCCTCCGTATAAAGCATTTCTTTGAGTTACTAAAGGCATTATAACATCCTTACCCTATTGTTAAGTCCGAATGGACTTCTAAACATATTATATTTACCTGTTCTACCCTCACTCCTTCTACAAGCAGTATAAGCATTTTCCTCATCAATTTGATTAAAGCCTACTGCATTAGTATCGCCTATAGTTCGACTTATAAAAATCCTAGCCGCTCTTATAGTGATGTAATGTCTTATAGGATGAGTTAAGGTGTTAAAGTCCATATCCCATATGATATTAACTTTTTGTGCTTCTTCAAATATAAAAGATTGTCTATCTTTGTCATAAAGCTTCCAATCTCTTATAATAAGGTTGTTACCTATAGCACTTTGTAAGTCAAGCACATTTGATGGAATAGGTATCATACCCTGCGGGTCGATAGCAAGGATATAGTCAGTATCGGTATTAAAATCCCACCCCTCTGAAAGCACAGCTCTTTTGACCTCGATAAGAGTTTCTTTAGCCATACGAGCTTCGATGAGTACATCATAGTCAGCTTCGGTTTCTATAGGGAGTTGATTAATTGCTTTTAGTAGGATATTTACACTATCAAGTAGTAATTTTTCGGTGTTGATTATTTCACTCATTGTAAGCCTTTATGTAGGTTTAATAACACCCTCCGAAGAGAGTGCTATAAACTTACGATACTTTTATCCACTCGGAATATCCGTTACCGTCAAAAATGTTTATTCTTTGGAATGTAGATGGCTCTGAGTTATCAGCGTCCTCATAACCTGTAATCTTTTGAACTACTACAGACCCATCAGTCCCTTCAGCTGAGATTGTACCCCAACCAACTGCATTCATCTCAAGCCCTTGAGCTGTTTTAGTTCTAGGAGCGTTCAGAGTTGACCCATCTACGTGCCCTGTGCCATCTGTTACTGTAAATCCGTCACAATCTGCTACATATGCCATTATCTATCCTTTTATTTGATTTGTCAAATCAGCATTAAGCTGATTTGATTGATACCGCGCATTGAGGTCTTAACGCAGCCACGCCGTTCGAGTAATAACTATTGATAAGTTTTGCATTTAAGAAATCAGGTTGCTCGTTGATGTCAATCTGAATATCCCATAGCTTAACCATACCCGCAGCCTCAGGTGTGAATACTAAACCTACTAAGTTAGCAGTATTTGGTAAGTTATTAGTAGAGAATACACTAACACCACCAACCATTTTAATTTCACCAGTATCGTAACCCCCGTTACCATTAGTGTAATCTTTATCAATTACTACAAGTGATTGTGGTAAGTATGAATACCAAGTAGGAGATACAGCACAATAAGTCATATCATCTACATCATTCTCAAGCATTGCAGCTTTAGCAGCATAGATTGACTCAGCTAATGCTTTACCTAAATCCTCCGGAGTTGTACCAGAAGCAAGGTCAGTATTAACGATAACTGTTCCATCTCCATTTCCTACAAGACCAGTAGATAGTGAAGCAGCTTCGATTGCCGCAGCGATTTTTCTATCGATAGCATTTGCTAATCTTGTACCAAGTTGTCTTACATTCATACCAACAGTGTCGTAACGAGCTACTGCTTCTTTCCATCTGTCAATTCTTCTTGACTCATATTGAGGTCTGTCAAGTGGTATGATTATCTCATCTTGAGTACCATTAGATACACTTACTTGTGTTCCAGCTTGGTATTCAGTTAAAGCACCATCGTCTCTGTCCTCTTTACCCTCTACGATGAATGAGCCAGCTGCTGCACCCTCAGGTAGTTGGTCCACTCTAATTAGATTAACAAATCTAGTCTTTCTCTCAAACGCTTGAAGTATGTCAAGTGTTATGTCCCTTGTTAAGTCATTACCTGTGTCTGTCCCTATGTTAGGAGTTGTTGCGCCTACATATGCCATTTTGTATCCTTTGTTTAGTTAAGTTTGTGATTACTCTCGACTTAAATAAACAGTCTAACTTTTTGAAGTCCCACAAAAGCAGAAGTTCAAGCAGTTAGAGTGTCTAACTTTTCAGTTAGATGTAATCTTGTTAAAATTATAGCATAAATAAGATAGGCGTGGGTGCCTATCTACCTAAAATCACTTCTTCAGGTGTTATTGCGAGTCTTTGGCGGTATTTATTCCAAGCAGCCATATCGCCTCTTCTCTTAGCGGCTTCGGCAAAGTCTTTATCTCTAAATAGCTCTTGTCTTGTTTGGTAAGGTTTAAGACCAGATGTAGCAGGTTTACCTTGTAATCTTGTAGCCGTGCCATTAGATACAGCTTTTTGATACTCAGTCCACAACCCTTTGATAGCAAACTCACTCATATTAGATTGCAGTCCTCTATCAAACTCAGCTTTCTTATCATCAGGTAAATTCTCTTTAGCCCAGTCTATCATTGCTTGGTAATTATCTTTACCACCTACAACACTATAAGCTTTTTGAGTTATTTCTTTTAGTTCGTAAGCACCTAACTTTAGGTCTTTCTCATCTATTCCTACTTCTTTAGCTTTTTCAACCATCTCAGGGGTCAGCGACATCCCGTTTTCAATGAACTTTGGAAGTAAATCATTAATCACCTCTTGCTGTTTAGCAACTAAAGCAGCTTGTTCTTGCTGAGTTTGTTGTTGCTTCTCGCTTTGAGTCATCTCTCTACGAGTATTTGCATACTTAGCCTCAAGGTCTCTATAAGATTGGATTAAATCCTCTACGGTTTTAAACTTACCGTCTATCATTCCATCTTTCACAAACTGTTCTAACCCTTTAGATAGTGTCTCAATATCAGCTTGAGCCTGAGCTTGTTCTTGTTGCTCTGATGGAAGCACTACCTCTTCAGTTGGTTGCTCGGTTTGTGGTTGCTCGGTTGGTTGCTGTGTGTTTAACTCTTCCATAGATTAACCCTCCCTCGAGAAAAAGTTACCCTCGATTGAATACTTAATAGGTTTATCTCTTAACTCCGCTTTGCTTAATTTCCACACTAACTGCTTTAAGTCCTCAGCACTCATACCGTGCTTCTCCATAACCATTTTAGGAGTCCAATTAGAGTTGATTAAAGCTCTTAACTCTTCTATAGAGCAGTTAGTTTTTTGCTCCGGATGGCGACCCATAATCAGCCCGTGTTCTTGTTTAGAGTATTCTTTATACTCATCAGGTGTAAAAACTTTTATCTTAGTGTTATTTACTTGACCGCCTACAATTTGATAGGTGTTATTCTCCATCTCTTGTATCTCTTTAGTTAATGCAGCTTCTTTTTTTGCTTTACTACTTGTTGCCATAGGCTCTCCTTAAATTTTTAATCATTGTATTGTAACATAACTTAATTAAAGTTATGCTTGTTGAGGGTTAATAACCTGTTGAGCTACTTGTCTGCCCCCCTCCTCCATTAGTGCTTGTTCTCCTGCTGCCGCTGCTTGAGCTTGAGCCGCTGCTTGTCTCTCTTGAGCCACTTGATTAGGAGTTTTAAGTAAATTAACTGTGTTAATACCCTCAAACTCTGCATATCTACTTATTAACTCTTCTTGATTTACCCAATCCATCATATTTAATTGAGCTAATCGCATAATATAAGAGTCTAATCTTTGCGCTTCTTGTGAACGACCTAAGGCGTCAAGACCTGTTAGTATCTTAACATCGATTTCTTCAAACTTAATCTTTAACTCATCCATAATCTTTTGAACTATCCATCTCGACCACTGTAAAGCAAGTTTAGAGTATATCCCTGATAGTGATGAAGTCTCTAACTCCTGAGCCATAAACCTAATCTCTTGAGCTGTTACTCTCTCAGCGTCTCTAGTTACTGACTCGTTCATTAAAAATGCTGAGGATAATGTTTTCTTCAAGTCTTGCATTACTTGCATAGGTATTTGGAAGTCATAATTTTTACCCATCTGTAAAGCAGTTACATCATCAGCTACACCATCTATTACATCCCCATTCTCACTTAGTGCCACCTCGTCTTTTCTCGTTCTACCGCCTCGCTCGTTAACAAATAATAAAGTCTTAGCTGCAACGATTGACCCATCAACTATAAGTTTAGTTAGCTTGTCAAGTTGAAGCAGGTCATTATAGTAATCTTCAGTATATGGACGGTGATACTCATCCCCAACTAACCAAGTCCAACCCAAGTATCTAACGGGTAGAGAGTTATAATCTTTAAAGGTTATCTCATCTCCTACTAACTCTCCGTCTATCTCTTGAGTCATCACCCATTTGCCTATATCAGGTTGTAACTCAAAGAGAGTGTATAAATTGTAGTCCTCGTCTTCTTTCTCTTTAGGTGGTGTTAGCCCTTGAGGCAAACTCTCAGGTGGCAACTTCTCATAAATGCATAATTTAAATGGGTAACCCTGAGGGTCTAAGTCCACTACGAACGATTGCAACTTATGAAGGCGAACACCTTGTTTAGGTACCTTCTCAACTACTACAGACCCTACAACAAGCAGCTCTGTTATGATGTCAAATAATGACGAACGAATTTGTTGTAACTCTAACTCTTTATTGATGGTATCCACCGCCAGAGATAACTGCTGTGCTACTTTAGCAATATTATCTGGATTACCACCAGTTAAGACCTGCAGCGCCTCTGGGTCAGGCTCAAGTTTAAAACTAGATGTTGAGGGTGGCAACAGCGCCATACCCATTTTAGCTTTTAAAGTATTAATTAGTCTTGCACCATAAGACTGATTAGCCGTGTCTTTTAAAGCAGTTGTTTTATTATCACTTGGCTCTCTTATCACATAAGGCAAAGTTAGTTTAGCTATCTTCTTCGCTCTGTCCTCATATATCAACCTATCCGATGTTTTAGATGAGTAGTACTCACTTGGTAGTTCTTCTATCATTTGCTATCCTTTAATATAACTTTTATATACTCTATCAACTCCAACTTAGCTAAGTATCTCTCCCGTTCTAAGTTATCCATATCCTTTAAAATCAGAGCATTATTAGGATACTCTAATTCTAATTTTTTAATCAACTCCGAAGCAATCATAACCCAAATCCTAGTGTTGATGTAATAGATGAGCCGGTTTTAGACCCGCCTAACTTGCTTGTAGATGGTGTAAGAAACTCCGAGTAAGAGGGTGTTAATGGGTCTGAGTCAGAAGCACCAAAGTCAAAAGTCGCCTCCTCAGGTTTAGTAGCCTCGAATATTCTCCTCGCCTCAGCCTCCGCCTCAGCAGCCGCTCGGTCGGTCTTAGCTTGTGCCTCTTCTTGAGCTTCTTTAGCTTGTTGAGTTGAGTAGTAGGTAGCACCTGCACCAATAGCAGCTGAGGCTATAGCCGCCGCTCCAGTCCAATTATAACCAGGTAGCAGTAGGTTTGCTTGGTCCATTCTTCTTTTTAGACTTAACATCTGTTTTCTCCTTTTTATCAATGTAAGAGTAAAGCACTCCGCCTCTAATCGAAAAGGCGATATTATAGCGATTGAGGTGCTTAGATAAGAAAGCCCTAATCTTATCTATATACTCTGGGTGGTCTGTTATTACAATTATATCCTGCTTCTTATGTAACTCTACTATATACCTAAACATACCACGAGTGAATGGTAGCTCTGGGTCGATTGTAGT